GCTGACGGCCTGCAAACTTCGGTTCGGTGAAAGCAACGAACTCTCGTTTGGTGGGTTCCCGGGTACGTCGCTGATCAGGAGCTGATATGCGTCAGAAAACCATTGATGCGATTATGGCGCATGCCGCCGCTGAATATCCTCGTGAGTGCTGTGGTGTGGTGGCGCAGAAAAGCCGCGTTGAACGTTATTTTCCTTGCCGGAATCTTGCCGCGGCGCCGGAGGACAATTTTGTCCTTTGCCCCGAAGATTACGCAGCCGCGGAGGACTGGGGTACGGTGATCGCCATCGTTCACAGCCACCCTGACGCCACTACACAGCCGAGCGAACTGGATAAAGCGCAATGCGACGCAACGCTTTTACCCTGGCATATCGTGAGCTGGCCGGAGGGGGATTTACGCACCATTCAGCCGCGCGGAGAGCTGCCGCTGCTGGAGCGTCCTTTTGTGCTTGGTCACTTCGACTGCTGGGGGCTGGTAATGAGCTATTTCCGGCAAACGCATGGTATCGAACTCCACGATTACCGGGTTGATTATCCCTGGTGGGAAAACGACTATCCGGACAACTTCTATCAGGATTGCTGGTACGAGTGCGGTTTCCGTGAATTTGACGGGCCGCCGAAACCTGGCGATATGGTGATCATGCAGGTCCAGGCTGATAAGTGGAACCACGCGGGAATTCTGCTGGAGGGCAATATGCTGCTGCACCACCTGTACGGTCACCTGAGTCAGCGAGTACCATATGGCGGTTACTGGCAGGAACGAACGATGAAGATTCTACGTTACAAATCTCTGTGCTAACCTTTTGTAAAACCAAAGGGGATAGGGATATGAAAAAAGCATTTTTGGCACTTTCTTTGTTAATCATGGCTGGATGTTCGAGCATGCAGGATCTTCGGAATGAGCCAGCGTCAAATACTTTTCAATCAAGGAAAAAAATTGATGCGGTATCTGAATGTATACTTGTTGGCTGGCAAGAAGAAAGCCAAAAATACGGAAGCGTTTTTATTCAGCCTTATGACGGTGGCAAAACTGTTTTTACACAATCTCAACTTGAGATGGTTGATTTAATATCTGAAGGTGGAATTACCAAGATAGAATTTCGACATCAAGGTGGCCTTTTTGCTTATCGAATCAACAGCCGGATAAAAGTAATAGAACACTGTATCTAACCAATACTTAACCCGCTTCGGCGGGTTTTTTTATGGTGAGAATATGAAAGAAGTAATGACAACAATTCAGCTCGGCGGAGTATTAGGAAAGACCTTCGGTAAAACACATAAACGACTGATATCCCGTACTGGTGAAGCAGCTATTGCTTTAAGTAAAACATTACCCGGTTTCGAAAGCTTCATGATCAGCAGTAAGCGTCGTGGATTAACTTTCGCAGTATTTAAAGGAAAAAGGAATATTGCCGCCGATGAGATGGGTTTTCCGTGTGAAGGCGACGTAGTAAGGATCATGCCAGTTGTTATCGGTAGTAAGCGCGCTGGTCTTTTTCAGACCATATTAGGAGCAGTTTTAATAGCCGCGGCTGTCTTTGTTTCTGGTGGTGTTGGCGCTGCTTTCGCTGACGGGATTTGCTGCTGCCACTGGTGCCTCGTTGGTCCTCGGTGGGGTTATTCAACTGCTTTCACCGCAGCCATCAGGCATAGCCAGTAAACAAAGCGCAGATAACCGTGCATCGTATGCGTTCGGCGGGGTGACAAATACCGCCGCACAGGGCTACCCGGTTCCGCTCCTCTACGGCCGCCGGCGAATCGGCGGGGCAATTATTTCCGCCGGGATTTATGTCGAAGATCAGCAGTAGATAACAAACCTTTTTACAAGCCACCTTCGGGTGGCTTTTTTTATGGGCGCGATATGGCGAATAAAATTACCGGACAAAAAGGGGGGAGCTCCAGCTCCCGAACTCCTACCGAACAGCCTGATGATCTGCAATCTGTAGCGAAGGCAAAGATCCTCGTTGCGCTTGGGGAAGGGGAGTTTGCTGGACAGCTCACCGGGAAGGATATCTACCTGGACGGAACGGCGCTGGAGAACGCCGACGGCTCCCAAAACTTCAGCGGCGTTACGTGGGAATTTCGCTCTGGTACGCAGGCCCAGAAGTACATTCAGGGCATTCCCGGTACCGAAAACGAAATCAGCGTGGGAACCGAGGTAACGAGCGCTACAGCTGGGACACGAACCTTCACCAATACACAGCTTTCGGCGGTTCGTTTACGCCTGAAATGGCCTTCGCTTTTCAAACAGGAGGACGATGGCGATCTGGTTGGTTACTCGGTTAATTATGCGATTGACTTGCAGACGGACGGCGGGACATGGCAGACAGTCCTCAATACCAGCGTGACCGGGAAAACGACCTCAGGTTATGAGCGTAGCCACCGTATTGATTTACCTCAGGCGGGCAGCACCTGGACAATCAGACTACGCAAAATTACCGCTGACGCTAACAGTGCGAAGATCGGCGACACGATGACGCTACAGAGCTTCACTGAGGTGATTGATGCGAAATTGCGATACCCGAACACCGCGCTGCTGTACATCGAATTCGACTCCAGCCAGTTTAATGGTTCTATACCTCAGATCTCCTGTGAGCCTCGTG